GTTTCCCAGTCACGATCATTTGGTTTTCCATTGTTTCATTGTTTTATTGTGGTTTGTTGTTCATTGCATTTTTTGGTAATATACCAATAGGTATTGGTATATTCAAGCCGAATATTGTTTGGTAGGGGTTCGATGTGTTCCAAATTTTATTTGGCTCTTTTATTTGACTTATAGGCCACTTTTAGAGATTTTTCGAATGCTAGTATGTCCGATTTTACATCGTCTCTAAGGCCCTTTATTTTGATTGTATCGTCTTTTTCGATTTTCCTAAGTTTTCCGATTCTTTTTTCAAGATTTATTTCACGTCTTTTTTGTTCGTATGCTAGTTGATCCCAGTTTTTTTGATCATCACCGTATCCCAGTTTTTTGTTTTCTTTTCGGTAGTGTTTTAGTAGTCGGTAGTATTCTTCAGGCCCTGCTTTAGTGCTTACTTTTACTCCGCATACCCATCTTTCCTGCTTGTCAAGTTTTTCCAACCATAGTTTTTCTCGTTCTTCTTCTGTGTATATTTTGTTTCTGTAGTATATGGGTAGTGCCATCTTGGCTCCTGATCGGGACGTGTATCGTTCGTCTGTTTTTCCCGGCTTGTATTTGTTGAGTGTTGCGTCTAGTCTGGTTGTGTATTTGCTTCCTATGCCCGGACTGCATAGAATTAGAGGTTTATATTCTTTGTGTTCTAGGTCTGTTTTTGTGCTGTATTTAATGCAGTAGTTTATTGTTTGCTCGTTTGTGTAGTCTCCCACGTATACGAAACCGTATTGCCATATTGTTTTAATGTCTTCTATTTCTTTGGTGAACAGTATTCCATGCATATGTATGTGTTCTGTTTCTCCGTGTCCGAGCTCGGTTACTAGCCAGTGTGTTAGGCTTTTTTTGTATTTTTTTCTCCATCGTTCTAAGAACCTTCGCACAGCGATCGTACATATTTGGTTGTCCAAGTTGTAACCCGTGTTGTTTAGCTTTTTGCTTAGTTCGTATATACTCTCGTTTGAAAATGTTAATGTCACGAATTGTCCTGTATGATCGTGTCTTATGTGTTCTTGTAGTCTTATGCTCCATTGTCGTCCTCTTTGTTTGATACATTCGATACATTTTCCGCATGCTGCCGGTACGTATAGTACTCGGTTGTCTCTGATTGGTGGTGTTTCGTAGTTGTTCTTCTTGTTCGGAATGTATTTCCGGTTTATGATTAGTCTTGGATATAGACACATGTTAGAATAGTTTTAATTGTTCCCCAGGTGTTTTTTCTATTATGTAGTCTTCTATATTCCATTTACATTTGAAGCACTCCCCGTGTGTGTTTCCTCCTGTGTTGTAGAATGTTCCTTTGCAATTTGTTTCTTTTATTGGGCATAGTGTTCCTGTGATTTCAAACCATTTATCTAGTGTTCCGCTTTTTTTGAATAATGGATGTATTTTCATAAAGTTCTTTTAGTTTGTTGTCAAGAAACCGTTTCGGTTTCGCTCATCAGACGGAGTCGTCCTGCTTCTGTTCTGTTAGGTTAATCATGGCTAAATCTGCCTCCCCGGCGAGGGGTCTGGACGAAGTCCTGCCGTGATATAACTAAGGGGCTTGCGCCCCGTAGTTTTAGTATTGGAATCCTATCGGTTGTCCTCCAGAGCTTCCCCCCATGCCGAGAGTTACGAGTTGCATTACCATGCCTTGTAGTCGCTGGGCTTCTGCTGTATCTCCTGCGTAGAATTCTCCCATCTTTTCTTTTACCTTTACTTCTCTCTCTTTTACGCTGAGATTTTTCCAGTCGATCTCTCTATCGTTTCGTAGGTTCTCGATGGCTTGGAAGGTCTCTTTCACTTGTGCTTTTGTCATTTCTATGCCTTCTTTCATTGCTGCCATTCGGATTTGTTGTTCTGTGGTATACTGTCTTGTTTGTTTTATCAGTTCATCGGTAGTGGCTTTGTCCACTTTTCCTTTAGCTTGTGCGCTTTCTGCTTCTCCGATTACTTTCCACATTTCTGCGTTAGTCTTTGTAATTATGGTTTGCAGTGTTTCGTTTTTCAGGTTTTTGTCTATTTCTAGGATATCTTCCTGAAGTTCTGATATACGTTGCTGTACTCTGGCGTTGGTGGTCATTTGTTTTAGTTGCTCGATTTCTGCGCCAGCTTTTTCGGTGTCGACTCCGCTTTTTTTAGCCGTGTCTGCTTTTACGTTTTCTGTTTGTGCTTTTACTAAGTCGGTTTGGGCTTTTGCTTGCATTGCTTGTATTAGTGCCATGCCTGTTGTGTTACCTGTTTCTGGCATTACTGGTGCAGATACATTCCCTCCGGCTCCTGTGTCTGTGCTTCCTCCGTGCCCAGGCATGTCATACATTAGTCCCGTGCTTAGTCCTGCCTTTCGTAGTTCTGCTACTTGTGCGCTGTAGTTTGTGTCTTTCCACATTTGAAGAGCTAGTTTGTTGTTAAATTCGTTCAGCTCTTTTTGGTTTGCTAGTTCGAGTGCAGCCAGTTTTTTGGCGTATTTGTATCGCCTTTTTGGTCCACCGCCACCGCTTAGTAGTGCTGATCCGCCAGTAATTATGGCTGATCCTATTTTTTGCCACATGTTTCCTTCGTTTCCGCCTTGCGTTCCTGAAGATCCTCCGTGTTCTGCCATTTTTTTCGCGCTTTTTTGTTTTACAAAAAAGCGGTACGCTCTTTACTTGATATATAAGAACAGACGCGTACCGCTTGTTTTAACTTTTGTTAATCAGTCTTTTTTTCCGGTAGTGCCTTCGCCACCCGCATCGTTTTGCGTGCCGTCTGTTGACTCGGGTTTCCCGTTTTGTGGTTTGTGACTGCGTTTTGCTTGTCTGGCCTTTGCTAAGGCGTCCGTAGCTTCCAGGGCTACTTCCATTTTGTTCGTTTTGATATTGAATCCAGGGTGAATTCCCTCGTTTCGATCCTGGTAGATGATCGGTTTTATTCCCTCTTTGATGGGTTGTTTCGAGGTTTTTAAACGTGCCATTTTTTGCTCAATTGGTTCACCTTGTTTCGAGGTGTTGCGTGATATTTTGGAGCGTTTTATTTGTGCTATGTTGTTGTATGGTCTCATAGGTTTGGTATTTGGTTAGCTGACATTTTAATGCGTGCGTGATTTTTGATTCCGATTTGTACCCAGAAGTTTTGCGCGTCTCTTCGCGTGTCTGCAAATATGTGGTTGAATTTGCTTGGGTCTATGTACGTTGTGAGGTCTCCTATGAATGGCATCAGTTGTTCTTCTACGTTTTCGGTGAATTCAGGGGTATATCGCCTGTTGAGTACCATAAACATTTGGGAGTTTGGCTCTGCGAATGTTCCGCGTACTTTGTTGACGTTCGTTTGATATTGTATCCAGGCTGGTTGTTTTCCCGCGCTTTTGAATATTGGTTGATCTGGCCCGGCTAGTTGGGTATCCCAGAATGCCATCCAGTCTGTTATCAGGTCTTGCCATCCGATGCCATCTAGACCTGGTTTGTGCCAGTCGTCCATTGTTTTTAGGTTGGAATCCCAGATATTTCCTTGTGAGTAGTCAATTTGTGGCGTTATAGACGCGATGATCATTAGGTAGGAATGTTCTGATGCCCTTACTACTATTCGGCCGCCTTTTTTTGCTCCGGCCAGGGTCCCGCGTCCAGCTAGTGTTCCTAGTGGTTGGTCTGCTGTTGCGCTGTTACTTACTACTTCTTCGAAGGAGATATAGTCCTGGTATCCTCCTATAAATTCAGGCATTTCTGCTGATCGTGCTCGTTCGTGGGTGTATACTGCGTCTATCCAGTCTTCGTATGTTCCTCCGGATAGTGCTACACGGTTTTCCATGTCGAACATTTTTTTACCCAGTAGGAATGCTTCAATTGTGAAGCTGTTGCCGGTTGTGTCGATTGCTGTTGAGGTGTTGATTGCGTCTATCCATTCAGTTTGTAGCCAGTTGTTGAATAGGTCGCTTTGATAGCATTTGAGTGCCAGGCCTTCTAGTGAGTAGTTTTTGCTCCACAGTGTGTTTTCTCCTATGGTTTCTCCTTGCAGGCTTAGACCGTATGGTGCGGGAGAGTTTTTGTCGATGATGAAAGGTGTTCCCATTGGGTGTTGTAGGATCGCCATACGCATATCGTCCAGGTTAGATAGTGGGAACGTTGTTATTTGTGGTTCGCTATCTTCCGGGTTTGCTGGCCCGTAGTTTCCTTCGAATGCTACCGTTTTGAATTCGATTTCTTGGCCGCCTCCGTATTCGTCTGTTGGTCTTGTTGCTCGTATTGTATTTGTTCCTACGATAAATTCCCAGTCTTGAAATATTTCATTACCTGGTATTTGTAAGTCTGGGCCGCCATCTATTGCTAGTGTGAACATGAACCCCTATGGATCGTGACTGGGAAAC